CGCCGCTCAGGTGGATCGCCACTTTGAACGAGTGCCCATGCAGGCGCCCGCATTTGTGGCCTTCCGGTACATGAGGCAGGCGGTGGGCGGATTCGAAGGTAAACTCTTTGAAGATTTCCACGGTGTGACCTGTAGGGCTTGTGTTGCGTGGCTTTGGGGAGATTGTCAGTAGCTGGTGTACTGATCAATGTACTGATTGGTCGTTGCTGGGCGTGATTGAAGTCATCCATTCAGCGATTGCCGACTGGCGCCAGGCGACCGAGTTAGGGCCTATTCTAACCTGTTTTGGGAACGTGCCCTCCCTGATCCGCCGATAAACAGTGTTGCGGCCCAGGCCGGTAGTGTGAAGCACCTCGTCGAGGCGCAGAAAGCGATCAATGTTTTCTGCTCTATTCATGGCTCTCTCCGTGCGCCTGCAGTGGGCCGCGCTGTCTTGATGATGTGAACTGCCAGGCCGAAGCTGATCAACAGCCAAGCGCAGGTGCCGGCGAATGCGTAGAGCAGCGCCTCGGTGGTGCCAGTGCCGACTAGATCAGGTCCGATCCAGATGAACCAGGTGCCGGTACCGACCAGGTACAGCAAAGCGCCCAGCATTATCAGGGTGAGTTTCGTAGCGAACATGGGGTGTCCTTGCCGCGCTGAGCGGCAGAAGGTGGATTACAAGGCCATTTCGGCCTGGGCTTCTCGCTGCCAGATCGGGGAACTGTTGTGCGACTCGATGCGGTCGGCGATGACGTTGGCGCGCTGGCCAGCGGTTGGCGGGGTGTACATGCCGAAGCGACTGATGCTGCCGCCGTTTACCGCAGCGTTAGTGGAGTCGGCAGAGGCGAAGGGCAGGTGCTGGAATATCGCGGGGTCGAGCATCCGCAACCCGTGCAGCCTGCAAGCCGGGCGGCCTTGGTCATCGCAGATGGCATCCATCGCGATGCCCATCCGCTTCCACCACGCTCCAGTTCCCGGTGAAGCCCATTGCCCAGAACTGCCCAGGGCGACCGTACGCCAACACCTTGCCAGCCGCTGCAACCGCTCAAGCGATTCGTGCAAGTGCCAGACAGGCACTCCGCGAAGCTCCTCTGGCCACTGCCGAACAAGGTCGTCGTTTGCCTCTTCATCGCCGTCGATGACATCCGGAATGAGCGCCCAAGTGAATCCAGGGTGTCGGTGCCAGTCTTCGACCCAGCGTGTGTAGCCCTCGACGTCTACCTGTCCGCCTTTTTTCCACACCGTGAATGCGCCGTTATCGAAAACAAACGACTTGCATACATCGGCGACAATCCCGAGATCGTCCTTGCGTGGGAAAGGCACCAGCGCGTGCCGGCCGGCCAGGAACTTAGCGGCGTCCTCGCGCTTACCGCCGACAGGCGTGCCGTGGTAATGGATCATCCGCTGAGCCTCACTGTTTCGATCTCAACGCCCTGGTGCGTGGCAATGATGGTTTGATCGCCGCCCAATGATTCTGCCAGGCGGTCTGCGATCTGCTCATGCCAGCCCTTTTTGATCAGTGCTGTCGCTGCCTTGATGTGCTCGACGTGAATCATGGTGGCCGCTCGCAGTTCAAGGCGGTAGACGATCGTTTCGCCGTCGGACGGGCAGACGGCTGCGAAGGTGTGTCGATAAATATTCACGCGCATACCTCGCCCGCCGCTCACCGGCAGGCATCTAGGGGGATTGGGGTTAGGGGGAAGGGTCAGGGTTTCCAGCGCCTGCCAACGCGGAACACCGTCATCAGGTTGTGATGGAGTGGCACTTTGAGAACGTGATCGAAGAACTCACCCTTCCCGGAGATGAACCCTATCGGCACTCTGCTTTTTGCGGTCCCGAACTCCCGCCAGCATTCTTCGCCGCCGTTCTTGTCCCAATAGGCGCGCTCGCGTTTTGGAATCTCGTCGTAGGTTTTTTCGAATACGGAGATATCCGGGATGTCACAGATCCGGCGCCACGCCGGATTTTTCTTGCACCACTCCTTTGCGTGCTCTGCAGCTTGCTCAGCTGAGTAAAATTCTCCTGTTGGCTCTCTCATGGCCTGGGTCCCTTGTAGATGAAGACGTAGGCGAACCAGAGGGTGGCGATCATGGCGTCACCCGCTTGAACTCGACCACCCAGACCCACGGGTTGGCGTCCCAGTCGCCGCCGGTGGCGTTCCAAAGATTGGCGAACGCCCAGCGCGGACTCCCGAGGCATTCCTCATGGCTGGTTGTTTTGTCCCAGGCCCAGCCGGTGCGCTGCCGGTGGCCGACCACCGCCGGACAGATGCCTATGTCTTTCCAGCCGGTGCCGCCATGGGCGCACTGCTGGCCGTAGTCGGTAAAGAAGCAACCCTCTGCCTTGGCCTGGTCCTCGCCGATGTCCTGCAACCGCTCGACGCGCACGGCGGTGATCTCCAGCAGGATGCGGCTCGCCCAGCGCGGCATGTGGATCGACGGCTTCCAGGTTGGCTGATCCTGCTCGTACGGCGCCAGGCCATCGGCGGCGTACACCAGTTCTCCGTCCTCACGCGATTGATCGAGGTCATGCATATCAGCAGGTTGCAGGTATGGGCCTTTCTGGACTTCGAAGTGATCGCAGTACCAGGTCTCGCGAACCCACAGCCGGTCGCCGGGCTGGCCGAAGGGGCAGAAGTCCGTGTAATACCCGATGCTGTTCGGGTGCAGCGGCCCTTCGCTTGGAAGTTCGTGGCATTCGCCAAGCTGAACGCCGTAGCCTATGTTTTTCAGCGATTGGGCATTGAGTGCTCGCCGCGTGACAGTCTTCCGACCTTCCAGGATGGCGCGCACCATCGGCGATGAGAACAGGATGGGGCGTTCTTTGGTCTGGCTCACGGCGTAACCTCCCGTCGCGCCCACTGCACGTAGGGACCGTCATCCGTATCGAAGATCCCCATCAGGAACCACTCAGGGCCTGGCGATTCGGGATTCCAGGCGGTGCACGCAGCATCCTCGTCAGGAAGATCCTCGAGTTCGTCGCCAGAGTGCCAGCCTTTCAGTTCCAGACCCTGTTCCTTGGCCCAGGCGATGTAGGGCGCCGGGTCTTCGCCTTCGCCAAAGCTCGGGATGTTTGGGTGATACCACCAACCATCCGCATCGCGCTTGACCTCGACCGGCCCGAAAGGCTTGTTCCCGCTGTGCTCTCTGCACAGAGTTACGAAGTGCACGTCCGAATATTCGCCGCCGCCACTGCTGAACCTAGACTTGCAGCCGCAAGCTGCCGACGCGCCATTGACGAAAGCAATCTCTACAGTGTCTGTAGTTTCCATTGGGCGATACCTGTCCTTGCCGCTATAGCGGCTGACTTTGAAGGGGGAGGGGTTACAGAGAGAGGTTGAGGCGTTTCAGCTCGTCGAGGCAGGCGTTCCAGCCCGATGCGTAATGTGATTCGGTGCATACGCCGTCGTCGCCCGGCAGGCTCTCAGGCAGCACCACCGCTACCGGCGCGGGCTGCTCGGCGATGGGCCGGTATTTGACAATGTTAGATTTGCGCTTTGTTGGCCGGTGATCGTGGCGCCAGTCAAGACGACATGCAAACTCAGGTCGGCACACCTGTTGAGGGTTGCCAGCCATCGAGTACTCGACCATGGCATCAGCATCTACAGGACAATCGCCGCCACTCCAGTCTATCCACGCCACCGGCTCGCCCTGGGGCTGGGCGGCTATATCCGCTTGAAGCTTTTCGATGTCGCCTTGCAGGTCCGAAACTGTGTTCTTGAGAATTTGGATCTGCGCCCATTCGGGTTGTTCTTCCAGCGCTCCACCACCGGGCAGGGGCGTGCGTGCAGGCGCATCCAGCAGGGCGCGCAGCTCTGCCACATGGCTGTCGGTGTGGAAGCGCACCAGACCCGCATCGCGCAGCGCCTTCTCAAGCACGGATGACTTCACACTGATCGTCCGCTCATTGCTCATACAGCCTCCCTCGTTACCAGATCACGGGCATTCACAATCGTCATGCCGAGGTGCCTGGCAATCAGGACTTCGAGCTGGGCGCCCTTCGAGTTTTCCCAGCCCGGCAGCAGGGCGATCACCCCGCACAGCCCCAGGCGTGTCAGGTCGTATGCCATGTAGTCGGCCCACTGCGCGCCCTCGACGATGCCGTGGTCTGCCGGGTTTTCGACTTCGTAGCCCATGGCGCGCAGTTGGTCGGCCACGGCGTTGAAGGCCGGGTAGTTGAAGTCGGTGATGCCAGTCATGGGCCCGGCCACGTAGACGCGGTTGGCTCGCGCGGCCTGGAGGGTTACGCCGGACGCTGCTGGCGCCGGCGATAGGTCGTGCCAGGTGTAGACCTCGAACTCTGAAGGGCGCAGGCCAAGATGCTTGCCATCTGGCATCACAGCCGCGACCGCGCCGTGGCTGTTGGTCCATACGGGAAAGATTTGACCTTCAGGGCAGATCGGGCCATCACCCTGCAAGAGTGCGGACGTAATTCCCGGCATCGGATCGGCCACGACGGTCGTGAACATCTTCACCGTGCGTGGCACGCGATCGCCGAACGGGTAGCTTTTGCTGCGTTTGTGCAGGGCTGGACAGTCGATACGGTTTTCTGTCGGCATGGGGAGTCCTTGCCGGGCCATGCCCGGGCGGTGGTGTGGGGAAGTTATGCGGCGTGCGCTTGGCGTTCTTCGGCGCGCCACGGATCGTTGGCCCGGGCCAGTGCAGCCATCGGCGGTGGGCTGACGCTGTTGCCGCACATGTGCACCTGCTGGGTAACGGTAAAGGGCTTGCCGTCTGCGCCGTGGGTGATGTGGTAGTCCGCTGGGAAGCCCTGGGCCTTGTATAGCTCCGCTGGCTTGAGCATCCGCAGGCAGATGTCGACGATCACGTAGGGCGTGCCTTGAACCATCACTGTGACCAGGGCCAGCCGGTCCTTGGTGGTGATTGTCGGTGACGGCGCATCGCAAGCGCTGACGTTCTCGGTGCCGTAGTAGCTGATCAGGAAGGCAGCGACCCGGAGGGCGCCGGCTTCGTGCTCTGGCGAGAGAGTGAGCGATACCAGTGAGCTCTTGCCCCCACCACCGGCGGTGATGGTCGGTGCCGGCTCTTCCAGGCCTTGGCCCACGCTGCCGCCGAATGCCCGCTCCATGAATGCGCTGACCAACCCGTGGTGCTGGCCGCCGGCGCTTATGGTGTGCAACGGGTCATTTGCATCCCGTGAATCGCAGTTGCCCCGCAGGTGCACCAGGTTCGCCACGGCCAACTGCTGCTGGCTGCCTGTGTTGGTGACCGTGGTCATCGGGTCGTGCATGCTCTTGGCGTGCGTGGTGTTGAATCCGCCGTTGGCCTGGATCATCACCGCGGCGCTGACGGATTGGCCGCCGCCGCTGGCGGTAACCGTGCCTACCGGTCCGCAGATATCGTTCACCCCGTGGGATCGGCGCTTGTTTACGCCGGAACCTTCGCCGTGGCCGGCCTGGACGATACAGGCGGAAGCCAGTGCGTGCTTCACGCCGCCGGCGACAACCGTGCCCAACGGTTGATCCACGCCCGGCACCCGTGGCTCTTGCCCTGGGCGCTCCCCGTAGCCCGACTGAATCAGCGTGGGACTGATGAGCGTCAGCTCGCCGCGATTCGCGCAGGTCACCGTAGGCAGCGGGTCGAGCGGGTCATTAATTCGGTCGCTGCCCTGGTGCGTTGCTGGCGCGATCACCGGGCTGACCACGGAGAAGGCGCCACCCTTTGGATAGGAGGTGACTGTGCGCAGCGGCTCATTGGCAGACTGCACCGAATCCCCCGACCAGTTCGCAATCGGCACAATGAACGGCGCCGGGTTGTCGATGACGAATTTCTTCATGCCCTTGGCGACCCGGCGCAACGTTGCGTCGGCCAAGTCCTTCTTGCGGCCGAAGATGCTTTTCCCCAGGTCGGTGAAGTCGATGCAGCCAGCGGCGGTTTTCCACTTCTGCTGGCCCTTGACGGGATTCTTCGCGTGAGTAGGCTCCGGCCATACGATCGGCCGGCCATCGCACCGGGCGATCATAAAAAGGCGCTCCCGGCTGGTCGGTGCACCGAAGTCGCATGCCCTGATCACCTTCCACTCCACGACATAACCCATCCCTTCCAGCAGCGCCACGAACCGGCGCCAGGTGCGGCCACGCTGCTTCGGATCAGGGACCAGGAACTGGTTACATACCGGCACTTGCTCACCCGGTGCGGCGATCCGGTTGGTGGTCTTTCCCTTCTTGGTCGGGTGCGGCACCTGGTCCAGGGTCACCACCCGCCCGGTGGCCTTGTCACGCTTGGCGATCAATCGGCCCCACTGCAGGATCTGCTTCACGTTTTCCAGGCTGATCACCCGGGGCCGCTTCTTTCCGCCCCACTTGAGGCCGATCCACGACAGGTTGCGTATCTCGCGTTTGCGCGGCTGGCCGCCGGCAGCCTGGCTGTGGTGGGTGCAGTCCGGCGACATGTGAAACCAGCCCACGGCCTTGCCACCGCATTCGGTGTCCGGGTCGCCGTCGAAAACGTCGGTGGTGAAGTGCTTGGCGCCTGGGTGATTTACGGTGTGCATGCTGATCGCTTGCGGGCTGTGGTTCTTCGCCACGTTCACCGCGCGGCCCAGGCCCATTTCCAGGCCGGTGCCGGCGCCGCCACCACCACAGAAGAAGTCGACAACGATCTCATCGTCCTGAGGGTTGAAGCCGAGTCCGTATTGGGTTTTGAAATCTAAGGGGTGTTTCTTCTGTTGTGCGGACATAGGGGATCCTCGCCGGCTGGCGTTAAGTTTAAAAAGGGTTGGGGGTTAAGCTCGCTCGCCGAGATCCAGGCCTATCTGGCTTACGCGATCGACACAGGCAGGGTTCAGCCATATGCATTCGGTTCGGCTTGCTGTGCCGCGCGCCGCGCTGATGCGGGCGGATGTGCTGTAACTGGCCCAGCCTGGCAGCAGCTCCGCGTAGAGATCGCTGGGGTATCCCGAAAGCACGACCATTCCTTCTAGCTCGAGCAGTACGCCGAGCAGTTCACGGTGGGCGCTGTCGTCCATCTCGTGCTTGTAGTAGCGCCCGCTGGATGCGCCCTTGTATCTGGTGTCGTGCACGTAGGGAGGGTCGACGTAGTGAAGTGTTTGCGGCCCGTCGTGCGCTTTGATGACCTCGATCGCGGGACGGTTTTCGATCAGCACGCCGCTCAGCCTCTGGCCAACCTCGGCAAGCTGTTCGGGATAGGTTGCCCAGAGTGACTGGGCGGTGCCGTACTGGCGCTTCGTGTCGATGCGGAAGCCGGTCACGCCCTTGGTGGCGCCGGCGGAGCCAAACCCCATTTGCGCCCTGATGATAGTGCGCCTTGCGCGCTCGATCGGCTCGGCGCTCGGTTCCCAGGAAAGTTCGAACTCTTCGCGGGAGTAGGGGGTAAACACAAGGCGCTCGACGAGTCCCGATCGCGAATCCTGATCCTGCAAGACCCGGAACAGATTCACGATGTCGCCGTCGAGGTCGTTGTAAACCTCGGCATACGATCGGGGCTTTTGCATCAGCACGCCGGCGGCGCCGCCGAATGACTCGACGTAACAGGTGTGCGGTGGGAAGTGTTGCAGCACCCACGGCGCAAGCCTGAACTTTGCGCCGTGGTACCGGATGACCGGGGCGGTGATGGTCATATTGAATTCCAGATGCGTGCCTGCCTCGCCGGCTGGCGTGATTCGTTGATATGGGGTATTACGGGAGACGGGTATGGAGCGTGATCAGGCGGCCTGTGAAATCGGCACAGCCTTCAGGTCGTCCTTCTCGTCGGCATCACCCAGGTAGGGCTTCAGTTCCGCGCGGGTGTACTTGCCAGCCCTGATCGTGTCACTGGTGTATCCGCTGTAGTTGGGCCGGAAATAGACCCCGTCTTTCACGTTTAGGATCATGAACAGTGGCTCAGGCTCAGGGAAAAGCACCTTGCGCAGCACCTCGGCGCGCTGATAGTTCATCCCAGCCACCGCCTTCGCGATCAGGTCTTCCAGGCGCTGGCGGCGGGCTCGGTCATTCTTCTTGGCTCTGATGTCTGCAGGCCGCTCAACAAACAGCTCGAAGCAAGCCTTGTTGTCGTAGCCGTACTTGCCATGAGCGACCCACCACATGTTGTTGATGTTCACGAACGCAGTGCCCAGGTACCAGCGACCTTTGCGGTCAGTCGTCCAGACCTTCGCACCATGTTCAATTGTTTTCTTGTCGCCCGACCCTGAGTTGTAGTCGGCAGCAGGAATAGTGGGAGGCCCAAAGCGCCGGGCACTCACGTAGTCGGCATTGATCCACTCGGTGTTGGTCATTCCGCCCAAGCCACACTCTCGGCCTTGAGCCTTGAACGTATAGCCGGTGAAGACGTTGCACAGGTAGTCACGAATGCGCATGCGGGTACGCTGCATTTCCAGGCGAGCCAGGTAAGGCATGTGCTTTTCTTTGTCGCTTTGGTACCGCCCGCCGTGGTCTGCGCGATCCGGGGTGTTCACAGCCTGGAAGAACTCCAGTTCAATGCTGCGCCCCATGATCTTTAGGTCTGCTTGCAGATCGCCTTTCACGCAATGGCGTGAATTATTGTCAGTGAAGATATGGGTCTGCTCGCTGACGGTCCAGCCTATCCGATTGAGCGTTTGAATGATCCGCTTGAACACTTCGCGCTTGAAATTGCGCTCCCAGATCACCTTGGCGTCCCACTCGCGAGGAATACCTTCCTCCCACACGGCCAGGCGCGCCTCGCCGAACGAAACGCAACCTTCGCGTTGAATTTGCATTGGATTATCTCCAGTCAGGCGCCGCCCTCCGGTTACCGGATGCAGCGAGTAGGGTGGGTTATTCTGGTTCTATGATCTCGTCGCCCGGGTCTTTCTGGATGGCGAGTAGGCTTTTATTGCGGAATTCCCGCGCCACGTTTTGCGATATCTCAATTTCGTGGCGCGGCGGATTCAGTAGAGGTTGGCACTTCGCAGCGCCCAGCGCGTGCAGGTGATGAATCATCAGCGTCATCGCCTCGCCCTGCTCAGTAATGCCTGACCACTCCATCAGGTCGGCCAGCGCCTGACGGGTGCCTGGTCGAGCCCTGAGCCTCAATTCCTCTTCGGCATTCGCCAAGCGCTTCCTGGCAGTTTTGGCTGATCTTTCCTGCACAGTCTTGGCCATGGCCTACCTCTTCTATTCCGCTGGCCGTCAGTGCGAGCCAGGTTTGATGTTTGCGTTGCTGGGTGCGGGCTATGCGGCACATGAATCGACCTTCACCTGGCTCCAGGCGCCTACGGCTTCGAAGATCCGCGCGGCGTGCGCCTCGTCCAGCGACATCGCTTCGGGAATGGCGATCCAGCCCGAGGCCACCATCTGGCTTTGATTGGCCTCGTCGCGCAGCTTCTTGTAGCAGTGCTCGATCACGTCTTCCAGGTGGTCGGAGAGGTAAACGCCATCGGGCGCTACCTCTACCGACTTGCTGTAGCGGTCGCCGCGGGCGTCGATGCAAAGCGCGCTCAGGTAGATCGTCCAGCGGTGGGGGATACCGCAAACGGCCTGTCCAATCTTCCCCGGCGCGATGTTCTTCAGTGACTTGTAATTGATCATGCCCTGGCCGCCGCTGGGGTCGATGTTGACCACCGCGACGTGGTTGGCGGCCAGCAGCGACCGGCATGACCGGGCAATGCGGGCTTGCAGATTATGCGGCTTGCGCTTGCTCATAATGCCTCCGCGAGTTTGCGCAGCGCCTCACGCTCGGCCCGGGTGATGGGCGGCTTGCGGCGCTTGAGGATGGTTTTCGGGTCGATGAATTCCGAACGCTTCGCCGGGTCTGGATTCATCGGCGGACTATCGCCGATGTTGAGCTTGCCGCCGGCGGCCAGGTGCCGCCGGACTTGACTGGAAAGCTCCAGCGCTTTCTCGCGCCGAAACTCGATGTCTGATTTCAGGTTACTGATCATGATCAGGATCCTAGGCGATGGGCTTGCGCCCGGGCTTTGTCCGCGACTTCATCAACCATCCTGCCAAGCTCCAGATTGAACTGGACCAGCTCTTGATGAAGCATCGCGATGTACTCCTCATCGCGCTCAATGGTCTCGATATACAGCCGGCATTCTTCATCCTGGCGTGGATCGAATGACAGGAAATCCCACCACTCCCGGCCCGTGACGAACATGCAGCCCTGAACCTGCGGCTTATGTTCCTCGGGCATGCCTTCGAGCCAGGTTCGGACGTGGACGGCCTCATTGAATGGGCATTTCGACTCGATACCCCCGTCCTCGCCGATCAATCCGTCAGGCGAACAGCCTAGCCAGTCGTATTTTGGATGAACTACGAAGCCCGACTTGATGACGCTATTACCAGTCAGGATTTCGTAGAAGTCGTGGCTCGACTGCTCAACCTCGGTTCCCCAGGCCATCGACTTGCTGCTGACCGAATGTTTCGATCGGTTGGCCAGGCGCTCAAAAGCCAGCTCTCGCATGTAGGTGGTACGGGCCGCAAGCGGCTTGCGTTTGCCGTGTTTGTCACTGTCGCCCCATGCAATCACATCCTTGAATCGGCTGGCGGTGAGTCGCCCGCTGCGGTCTTGGTGCCACTGCTCGGTGCGCTGAAGGTCTACAGAGGCGTTCATTGAGCATCGTCCTGAGTATCGACGCTGGCAGCAGCGTCGGCGCTGTCGCTGACAGTTGTGAACTCGGCGTCGATGGTTTGTGCAATAGCCTTCAGTTCGCCGTGACGGGTCACGCCAATGGCGCCGCGCTGCTGTGGTTTCAGGGCTTTCCAAGCTTTTTCATACCCTTCAATACCCTGCTCTTGAGCGATTTTTTTCAGCTGTTCGAAAAGATCGGAGGTCGCATCTGTTGTGTCGCCCTGCGGTACTGAGGCGGCACCTACGTCAGCAGGCTTTTCGCTGGTAGATCTCGGGGTAACGTCTGTTTCTGGAAGCGTATAGCCATCGTCCAGCTCTTCGCGTGTGTACACGCCCAGGATCACGTCAGGGCAGTACAGGCGAGCCCATTTTTTGAGGGCCAGGTAGGCGATCTGCTGCTTCGGATCGTCTGCCCACAGCGTCGAGTTCCGGGTTCGTGCCTGAGTCATCAAGGTGGTCAGTTCGCGCGGGGTATCCTCGCCCACGAACGTAGCCCAAACGCGGACGCCCAACCCTTTCTCGTCATTAATGTTCCAGTTTGGGACGCGGTATTTCTTCGGCTGCCCGTGGTCATCCGTTTGTTTTTTGCTCTCAATCTCGCGGAAATTGCCAATGATCTTGTCCCAGTCGCCAAACCACTCGTAGTGGATTCGATCAATGGTCGGGGCTCGCGTCGTGATGACCGCGTTGACCAGCTGGGCTTCATAGCTCAGTTGGCCGCCGTTGACGATGAAGGTCTTCTGCGCCACTTGGAATGGGTTCATTCCCCACTGCATGGACTGCATGATCACTGCCATGCAGTCGGCGGTGTTGCCGTGAAAGTGCTTCGGCAGGGTGGTTTTGCCCCCTGCCATGATGCCCGCGAGCTCAGTCATCGACTGCATGCTGTCGCGGTTGAGGATCAGCCCCGTCGGGCTGGTGTCCATTGGCACTGTAGAAATCTGGGTTTGGGCGTTCATTGTTAACTCCATAGCCGACGACTTTGGTCAGCCTCCGGGGTGGCTTCAGGGTTCTTTAGAACGACAACGCGCGCAGCCAGGCAGAGGCCTCGTCATTGCTGACGCAGAAGGCCATTGCTACGACCTCGACCACTTCGCTGGCGCTTGGAATGTTCGAGTCAGCGAATGCGTCCGCCGCTGGGGCAGAATCAACTGCTGCTAGGACCGATTGTGCTGGGTCAGCAATCACTGGAGCCGCAGCAACAGTCGCTGCTGGTACGGGCGCAGAAGCCTGGGCACGCAGACGGGCCAGCTCTTCCTGGTCGCGCTGATACTGCGCGTCACGTTCACGCTGCTGGCGCTGTTGTGCTTCAATGTCGCGGCGTTGCTGGTCCAACTCGTCCTGTTGCTTCTTCAGGCGCAGACGATCTTCCTCGGCTCGCTGCCTGCGTAACTCTTCAGCTTCGACTTCGGCTTTGCGCTGCTTTTCACGCAGCTCGTCCAGCTCTTTCTGCTGGGCCAGAAGCTTGGAAGCGGCTTCCTCACGGTCAATTGCAGCCTTGTGCAGCGCCTCTAATTGCTCAATTGCGTTGTCGCGAGCGATAGTGCCTTCGGCTTCAAACTCGCCGTATTCCTCGGGCAGAATTACCGAGTCTTTGACATTCTGGAGTACGCTAGAGACGTCGGCAGCGCTGCGGCTTGCGTATGCGGCAGCGACAGAGCTGAAGCGAGTAATCTTTGCCCGGATGGCTTCGATACGCTCAGCCTCGACACGCTCGCGTTCTGCCTTGGCATCAGCTATGCGCTTTTCTTCAGCCTTGATTGCTTCGTCAACAGGAGTCTCGATTGCCAAGACTCTATCTTTCAGCGTCTCGCCGAACTCCTTTACCTGGTTGACGCGAGCCTGGGCGTCTTTAACCGCCTGCTGGTAGGGAACCAGTGCCGTTTTCGTGGTGTTGGCTAGGGCATAACGCACGTCGCGGATATCGACGCGAACTTCCTTTGCATTCGCCAAGCCTTCGCTGGTCGAGCAGTCGACCACCAGCTTCCCGTAGGTTGTCTCTAAGCGTACGATTTGCTCCTCATGTGGCCGATACTCCGCGATGTCTGTGACGGCGACAGCGGGGGCAACGGACTTCTTGGATTCTTCGGTTTCGCTCATCTCGAGCGATTCTTGTGCGGGTGCTTTTTTAGGATTGGTGGACATGAAGATCCCTCGCCGCGTCTGGCGCAGCATTGAAAGTGTTGTGGTTGGGTGGGGCGCCGCCGTTAAGCGTTCGAAACGATAGGGGCGTTGTAGTTGGCGTAGATCTTGTCGATGCGCGCCCGGAAGTAGCGATGTTCGCTGTCGTCGATAACGCGCAGCATGAAGGCCAGGGTGACGCACGATGTAGCAGCTGAACTGGCATTAGGCTTGCCCAGGTCGCGGATCATGTTTTCGATCTCGCCCTCGATCCAGCTCACAGCGTTCTGATGATCTCGCTGTGCGACGTTCATTCGGCACCTCCTACTGGCGGGCAGATAAGCTCCATTTGAGCCATAGCGGCATCTATGCGCAGCTTGAGGCTGGCGCGCTCTTTGATTCGCCTAGCCTCGCGCTCAGCGAGGTCGTCAGCCGTGTACTCGTGGAACAGGTCCAAGTGCTGCTTCTTGCCAAAGTTGGGCAAGTCCCAGCGCCTGTCGGATTCTCTGGCCTGGGCGCTATCCGCGTAGCTTGTTGGCATCGTGGGTCTCCAGTCGCCGAGCCAGGGCGCAGGCTTCGTTGTGGTTGCGGCGAAACCCCTTCACCTTGCCGGTGGACGAGTCGACGACGTGGAAGAACTCATTGCCGGCCGGGATCACCCGAAACAGTGGCGAAGTCTTCGGTGCACTGGAGCCGACCAGGCCAAGGCAAAGCGCCAAGGCCATATTGCGGCGCTGATTCATTGCGAGCGCTACATCGCAGTAAGCGTGCTGACTTTGATTCATGGTCGCCTCCAGGGTGGCGTTATTCGGTGGGCGGCAAGAGGAATGGCTGCCAGTGCGTTACCCGGTTCTCAAATCGCGAGCCGTCCGGGTACCGCCAGTCGATGCCGTTCCAGTAGAGGAAGCGCGATCCATTGGCGAACCGTTGCGCCTCCCTCGCTGGTGTGTAGGCAATGGCGTGGTACTTGCCGCCACCCTTCGGCAGATCGGGCAGTCTGTCGCTGCACTTGATCCAATCGCTCATGGCGACCTCCAGTGTTTGGGGTTAGGCGTCTGCGGCAATGTCCGCGAGGATTTGAGCTTTGCGCTTCTCGAAGCGAGCGCTCCAGGTTGGCCTGCCATCTACGCGCCAGATGGTCGCGCCGCGCTTGCGGAGCTTCCGGGCCCTAGCCGGAGAAATTCGATTCCCCCATCCCTCGGTTCGGTAAATGGCTTCCCAGTACTCGACGGTCTCGCGCTTGTCGTACTTGTAGTAACGGTTGCTCGGCTTGTTCTCGGACAGCCAAGCCTCTACCAGCGACCTCGCGACGATGGCGCCACTGAACACGTAGCAACTCTCCAGTGACTCACGGGTGCCAATGCCGGCATGAAGCGTTGGGACACCAGGATCACCGCCGCAATCCCAGACCTGGCCTTTGCACTCCAGGGTCGAGCCGTCGGCGAGATTGATGGTGAAAGTGCGGCCCGCAAACGCATCACGGGTGCCTGGCACTATCTTCATGAAGTCGAAGAAGCCGTCGTGGCTCGAAACAAGCAGGTTGCCGGTGCGCTCGTATACACGGCGCGGCATTTCATCCAGCAGCAGGAACATCTGCCCCTGCTTGGTTTTGATCACATCCAAAATCTTTGGCATTTCGGAAACTCCGATTTTTGGTTCACCTGTATTCGCTCAACACTCATGCCTCCCGCTGGTTGCCGATGGGCGCGGGGGAGGAGTGCTGACGTAATAGAGGCGCAATAAAGAAAGCCCGGTTGGACGTCCGGGCTTTCATCGATGCAGTAGTTGTCAGGTTTTTGGGCGGGGCCATCAGCGCCAGAACGCAGATAGACCCGATCTAGAACGCCAGCGCTCACGATGGAAGCGCAATGGACCGGTTGGCAGGCCGTCATCAGGTGGCGGTTCTGGCCGCGCATGGCTGAGCGCTGCGCCGATCAGGAACAGTAGGAGCATGGTGATCTCCGGTTGGTTTGGGTGATGCGAATGCCCGGTGCTGATCTCCGGGTTGAGAGTCATGCCGCGGTCAGCGCCTTTCGGCTACCGCAATGCCAGTTATTACGAGCCGGTACCGCGCGGGCATAAAATAGTACTTAGCCGGTCAGCGTTCACTCTCGGAACTGTTAGTTTTCAAACCTGCCCATCAGCCTGGGCGTGCATCCGCATCGGATATAGCTCGAATCCCTCCGAATGTTGCCCGTCTACGCCGCGACAAAATCCGCTCAGGCTCAGGACAAGGTGGCCACCCTGCTATCACGCAGAGGGCCGAGCTATATCCGATGCGCTCTCATAGAGTGGATCGGGCAGTTCCCCAATGAAGGGGCTTGAGGTGGGAGGGGTTGCTCAAAGGATGTAGGCGACACCATCGAACTGGTTGCACGCTGCGCCGATGTGCTTTTCGTTGTGGATATGGCGGCACACGCTGACACGCTGGCTATCTTCGTCAACCGACACCGTGCCGCGAACACTGGTGCGGCGCTCACTATTCATGAAAGTCACGTTGTAACCGCCATCGGTCAGCAGCGCTACGGTTTCGCCTTCTTTCATCATCACTAGGAAATTAAACATCTCGTCTTGCTCCGTTGTTCGGTTGTTCGGTTGTTTTCCCAATGCACCCGTCACCAGGTGCATCAGGAAAAGGCCCTGTCAGCCTTCGCAGCCCATCTGGTAGTTGCTCGCATGTTCAGCGCTGCAAAACGACAGCTCGCGAGTGCGGAGCACCTGACGGTTGGTATATGGGTCGCGTGTCCGGTCGTGGATGTTGCGGCGTACAACCTTTTCAGCTGGTTTGCCGCAGTACGTGCACTTCGTTTGTGTTGCTGCTGCATCGGTCATCGTGTTGCCCTCCGTTGATTTCCAATGCCGCCTCATAGAAGCGGCATCAGTAAATCTGTGGGTGCTTCCCGCGCCGCTTACCAGGTCATTCGCCAGTTCGGTCAACACCTCGACAGCCGCATGGGGTATCCCATCGTTGGCAGGCTTTCGGGCCTGTCTGTCGCCGGTCACCAGTAGTGGCAGCGCGTTTTGTTCACCTGACTTCCTCTCGCCCCACAGGTGATAGCCGGGGCTGACCTCCCAGCAAATCGCCGGGTAATCGTGTATGGCGCATGTTGTTAAAGAGCGGTCAGGGCCCGAGGCCCTTCGCAGTGGCTGTGTGTCGCTGCGATGGATTAAATCTACAACCAAAAGTTACAGCTTGCAAGCTTTGTGGTTGTAGAATTTTAGATTTAAAGTTGTATTTGGATGCGGGCACGGTTGTAGTCCTGAATTGCGGGCATGGAAAAGCCCGCGTCGTTGGGCGCGTGATGGCGATTTGATAAGATGGTGAGATCTATAGGGAGAAGGGATTCATGAAGAAAATTGTTATTGCGACCGCGCTGGCTGCTTTGATCTCCGGGTGCGGCCAAGCGGATAAGGAAAATGCCGCCAGGCTTCAACAGGAGGTGGGCAAACTACAAGGGGAGGTTAGCTCGTTGCGCGCAGAGCTTGATGCGGAGCGGAATGGCCCGGTCCGCTTGCTCGCGAAGGCGAAGAACGAGATTTCTGAGGCGTCTTTGACTGCTGCAAAGAACACCTTGTCTGATTTGGTCTCGCGCTTCCCTGAATCACCGCAAGCCCTGGAAGCCAAGTCTTTGTTGGCTGAAACGGATCTCAAGATCGCCGCTGCTGAGAAAGCCCGACAGCTTGAGGCTGCAAAGGCCGCAGAGGAAAACCGCAGAACGCTTGCTCGTCTTGATGCCAATCTGATCAAGACAACCGACGAGATTAAGGGTGTGACCTGGATCTCACACAAAGGCGTTCCCGTACTAGGCAACTACATGACTCTGTACTTCGGCGTGAAAGATGGATCTGCGGCGGCCTATCCCCTGCGCATGAAATTCAACTACTACGCTGATAGCTGGCTGTTCGTTCAGAGCGTAACCATTAAGGCCGATGATCAGGTTTTTGATTTGGGAAAACTAGACTTTGAGCGGGATAACGCTGCCGGGAGCATTTGGGAGTGGTCTGACTCCAGGGCGTCTGACATGGCTATGCTGAATAAGATATTGTCAGCCAAGAAGGTAGTGATTCGCTATGACGGGCGCCAGTACTACCACGACTTCGTTCTCCCGGATTCGCAGAAAACTGCGATGAAGGAGACGCTGCTGGCCTGGCAGAGATATGGCGGAAAGGCGTAACCGGACCGGAAGGAAAGGGCGGATACAAGAAGCCCGGCGCTCGGCCGGGCTCTCATCGAAAAAACAAACTCTATGTGCCTATTCAGTTTGCGGTCGGCATGGAAGCGATTTCACGAAGAATTTCAAATCCATCTAGGGTTTTTGGGACTCTAGATTCCAAATACCGATACTGAGGGAGGATGAAAACCTTAATCGCCATGCTTTTCCCTGGGCGCGAAAAGGTTGAGATCGACACTGCGCAGTCAGATGGAGGGCTAATCACCTGAAATAGGTGTTCTGCCACCACCACCGGGTCCTTGCGGTCGCTACACATTATACCCTCCTACTAAAGTTGCTCCGAGCGCGTCCAGGATAGGGCGCAGGGGCAGCATCAGTGATTTAGCTCCACCAGGAGCCATTGAGTCAGGCCCGCCAGCAAAAATGAGACCGACTGCCGCTATAGGCCTTCCATGATCATCAACTTGCACGACGAGTGATCCCGAGTCACCAGATGTGGAAAACTCTGATTGTAGGCCATGAATTGTGAAAACATTGGCAAAACGAATTACGCCGGTAAAACCGTAGTTTTGGGCTTGATAATTTATGCCGACTGGCCTCAGCTCCCTACTCACAATGTGACCCTTGGTATGTCGAGTCGTTCGACCGACCTTTTCAACCTTCATGCCGTCCACCGGGTCTGCGACAACGAGGGGGGTATCGAAAGCATTGCCCTGCATAGAGCTTACGATCCCAAAGTTGTGAATACGAAAAACCGCACCATCTAAATTGCCTGCAATATCGACATTGCCCAAGGACCCGACCTTCATCTCCAGTGCCTTCGTGTGATACCCCAGAGTGAATGGAGGAATTCCGCCAGGCCCAACATCTACTACACCGGGGGCCAAGATCGGGGTCTCTGGCTGTACGTGACTACATAACGCGCTGACATGGTTGTTCGTGAGCCCATACAAAAGGCCATCGGGCATTTTCACCAAAGCGCCCATCGTGCCGGCAGAGGCATCGTTACCAGGCGAAATCGAAGAGCCGCAGCTGTAGAATTCGTTCCCCGAAGCCGCTTTATGAATCGCATATGTCGCGCCTTGGGCAGCGCCAAGGCTTTTCCCAATCGTATCCAAATGCCCCTGAGGATATGCAATTCCGTTGCTCTGTATGCTCGTTGGGAGCGTATGCAGGTCTTTTTGCGTAACCTTTTTCTTGGTGTAGAGGTAAATTGTTCTGCTTGTTGAGTTAAAGGAAATCGTCTGAATTTCCTTGTGCCGCAATATCTGCTCGGCATCTGCCGATAGAGGAATAGGGGGGGTAGGGGTCAAGTAAACGTCATCGACCTCTGGCGGCAGATGCTCGATCAAGCCTCTGCTAATCGCCCATCTTGCCAAGCCGCTTGCCACTTGGTGAGTAGTAAGCATGACCGGCGCGGGTTGTAGCGGAGGTGGCGGTGCCATTGGCGGTACATTCTGCGGCATGGAAGTTTATCCCCAAACTTCAAATTTAAGTGCAGAAGGCCTGATCGATTCAGCAGACACTTCCATGTCAGAGAGCCCGTGCTCTCCAGGGTGGCGCATCAATCCATTGTTAGGTGAAGCTCAGATGTTGCCCTTCCGGATGCGTGTAGCGAAGTCTAGCCCCTACCGAGCGTACATTCCCCACCAGAACACGTGCCCCAGGATGCCGATCTGCTCGTCCTGCATCTGCTGGAAGCTATAGTCCTCGTCCGGGTGATCGTCGCGATTGAAGCTTCTCAGCCTGATGCCCGATGGAAGCCTGAACACCTGCTTAACGCGCATCTGGCCATTGTGATTGATCGCGTAGAGGTCGCCGTCAACGATGTCGCCCAGGCTTGTCTTGCCCAGGTTTATGCCCACGGTCGCACCATCGCGCAAAACCGGGGTCATGCTATTGCCCCGGACGGTCACGCACTTGGCGTTGCTGAACTGAACACCGTTTTCGCGGAGGTTCTTCTTGCGAAAGCGCAGACTTTCTCCTTCGTCCTCCTGGATCACGAACCGGCCCGATCCTGCAGCCAGTTCGACTTCGCGCAGAAAGGGAACCTCAACCTCGTCATCGTCGAGCGGGGTTTTCTCGTCCCAGCCATCAATGGGCTTCATGGAGCTGGCATTCGAGTCGGGTGCGGTTCTGCCTGCTTCGCCGGGACCACCATCTATTAGATAGCCCATTGAAGTCCCGAGCGCCTCAGCCAGGTCGCCCAGCTTGCTGTTTCGCGGCGTAGAAACACCAGCCTCCCACTTCTGGACAGCCTGCGGGCTCAGCCCCAAACGACGGGCCAATTCCGACTGGCTAAGGCCTGCCGACTCTCTTTTTTGCGCGATGCGCTCACCGATATTTTTCATCGCCGAATCATACAAACAACGGTTGTAGATGTAATTGCGAATTTGAGTTGTAGATAAATGCGCGCATAGGTTAACCTTAGGTTGTAGCTGTAACTTTGAGGTGCGTATGACGCAGACAGCAATCCAGAAGGCCGCGAAAGCTGCCGGCGGTCAATCCGCCTTAGCTCGGTCAATGAAGGTCACGCCACAAGCAGTGCAGAAGATGTGCGCCACCGGGCGCGTTCCTGCTGAGCGGGTGCTGGAGATCGAGAAATTAACCGGGGTTCATCGCTCTGAGCTTCGGCCTGACCTTTACCCGCCAAGGGTGAAAAGACCGCAGGCCGCCTAAGCGACCTCCCTGTCCGCCGTTTCATTGAAGCCAGATTAGAAGAGAGCAGTCCCCATGCAAACGTCCAGTTCCAGACACACCTTACAAACCCGTGATCAGGTACTGGTCGCCCATGCTCAAAACCAGATAGCACGCACCAGCCTGAGCCAAGACGATTTCGCTCAGGCGCTGAGTCGCGAGTTGCACTTGTCGTGCCCGGATAAGGCCATCGCTAAAGAGGTGCCGGACTTCGCCGCACTTACCACGCAGAACAACGTGGCCGAGTTCGTGAAGGCGACCGGCCGCTGGCTCAAGCGTGTCCAGCGCTGGCTGTCTGGCGATCAAGAAATGCCGTCCTGGCTGGAAGAGTCGTGGGTCAACGCCCTTGAGCCTGAATACCGTGATCACTGCCTGAACGAGCTGGCGAGCCGCCACGGCCTTACCGGTGCCCGCCAGATGACCAGCGACCAGTGTGCGAACAAGAGCTTCGGCGCACTGATCCGCGCCCTGGGCGATGTGATCGATACCGGCAGCGAAGTGTTTGACGACCAAGTGATGTGCGAGCAGGACCTGCCGCACTTGCCAGCATTCGCCAAGCAGTGCCGCCAGGTTGAAGCGAAGGCGGGGGAGCTGCGCCGGAAAGCTGAGGCGCTGATCAACGGTAAGCCTGCACTGAAATCCATCGCCTGAATTTCAAACACAAAAAAGCCACCGGACGAGGGTGGCTTTTTCTACAGCGGTAAACAACTGGAGCGAATCATGCACCAACACACAGAGTCGATCAATAGCCCCAACAATCTTGCGCCACGTTTTTCGCAATCTGAAAACGTGGCGCGGACAATTTCCATGACCAGCCTTGAGCTGGTGGACTTTATCAACGCTCAGCGAAAAGCCGCCAGCGAAGACGGTTCTTTCACAGCGCTTCGGCATGACCACTTCATGGCAAAAGTGCCGAGGGTCCTAAAAAAAGATGCCCCAAACTTTCGGGACATCTATCGAGACGCTCAAAACCGTAACCAAGACTGCTACAGATTTCCGAAGCGTGAGTCTTGCCTGATGGCGATGTCGTATAGCTACGACCTTCAAGCGGCAGTGTTCGACCACATGACCGCGCTGGAGGAGCGTATTTCGCAAAAGGTTGCTCTGCCTTCCTACGCTGAGACCTTGCGCCTCTATGCCGATCAGATCGAGCAGACGCAGGTACTTCGAGTCGAAAACCACCAGCAGGCGACCAAGATCCACTCCCTGGAGAACCTGTTCAAGGAAGGCATGACCCACACCCAGTTCTGCAAGGGCCTCAATGGGGTCAACGTCATGCAGGTGGGCAATTACCTTGAAGGGCGCAGCTGGCTCTACAACGAGAGCAAGTCCGGCACCCGCCACCGTGTTGGCTCGTACGCCCGCGACAAGTACATGACCGAGCACCAGGTCGAAGTCACCCCTCACGGCAAAGACCCTTTCATCTCCTACACGCCTGTTCTGCTGAAGAAGGGCGCGGCACGCCTGTACGACCTATACCTGGCCGGCGAGCTGCCCATGAAGAAGACCTGGGACGGCCTGTTCACCCACGACAAAGCACTGAGGGCCGCGTAATGGCCGGGGACTGGATCAAAATGCGAATAGACCTTCAGACGCACCCGAAAGTGTTCCGCATGGTGTCCGCATTGAAAGCGGACAGGTTGCGGATCATCGGCGGACTGCACATCGCTTGGAGCATCTTCGACACCCATTGTGATGACGGTGTGCTGGTGGGCTACACCGTCGACGCGATGGATGCGGTGGTGGGCTGGCCAGGCTTTACCCAGGCCATGATTGACGTGGAATGGGCGGGCATCCAAGACGACGGAAGCCTCGTAATGCCACGCTTTGAGGAGCATAACGGGGCCAGCGCCAAGCGCCGCGCCAACGATAACGAGCGCAAGCGCAACGACAGAAAGACGAAGAATGTCCGCAATGTGTCCGCTAGTGATGCGGACGATTTGCGGACCAGAGAAGAGAAGAGAAGAGAAGATAAAGAACAAAAGCCTTATGGCGATGATGAGGTCGATCACGCTGAGTTGTTCGCGAAGTTCTGGGCCCTGTATCCACGCAAGGTGGGCAAGGAGGCTGCACGCAAGGCGTGGGACAAGCTCAAGCTGACCAACGAGCTTTTCGATTCTTTGGTTCAGGCCCTGGGGGCGCAGTGCCTCACGACAGACTGGCTCAAGGACGACGGCCGGTTCATCCCGCACCCATCGACGTGGATCAACGGCAAGCGCTGGGAAGACGAAGTGCCTGATCCGGCACCGTCCGGTAGCAACGTCCACCAGTTCACGCCGCGCCCTCAGTCTGGCGAACCAGACTTCAACAGCAACGCGTGGGCTGACGGCCTTGTGGCTCGCCCATGAAGCCAGTCAACCAACTGATGGCGACCATGGGCAACCTACCCGCTGAAAGCCATGCCCAGCCGCTCGACATCACACCGCAAACTGTCGAGGTGGTGAACGACCTGTTCCGCCGGCTGCGCGGGATCTTCCCTGCATGGCGCCAGGCGTGGCCGTCCACCGAAGCGCTGGATGCTGCGAAGGCCGAGTGGATCAAGGAGTTCGCCGAGGCGGGCATCCGCACCCTGGAGCAGATCGAGTTCGGCATCCAGAAGTGCCGCAAGCTCAAGAAGCCTTTCGCGCCGAGCGTTGGTGAGTTCATCGCCATGTGCGTGCCTGGCCCGGAAGACTTCGGCATGCCAGCCGTTGCTGATGCCTGGATCGAGGCGCTGATGACCACGTACAGCCACGAAGCGGTGAAGTTGGCCGCCGAGGCTACCGGTCTTTTCGATCTGCGCGGTGCCCGCCAAGAAGACAAGGGCCTGCGCGCCAGGTTCGACCGAAACTACGAAATCATCCTTCGCCGCGCCCAGGCCAGCCAGCAGCTCGACGGCCGGATCGCCACCGGCATCGGCCACGACAGCCAGAAGACCGAATTCGAACTGGCCAACGAGCTGGCCGACCAGCAGACCCAGGCGCGAATCCTCCAGCAAGGCATTCCGGCCGACGGCAAGTCAGCCCGCGAGCTGCTGATGGCTCAGTTCGGCAAGAAGACCACGGAGCAACGTCTATGACCGACTACACCGAACTGCAAGCCGAACTCGAAGCAAAGAAAGCCGCCGGCTGGGAATGCACCGATGGCCTGTCAATCGATACTGTCCTGGCCCTGATTGCCGAGAACGAACGCGTCAAAGCTCGGCTATGCGTGTGCCGCGACTGCGGGGGCCAGGGAGAACTCTATGCCGGTCACAGTTCCTATCAGGGTCACAACCAGCCGCCAGAACCTGACATGGACGTATGCGGAACCTGCGGCGGGGATGGCGTCCTCGGGCCGCTGGAGGATTTCGAAGCGCTGGCAGACGAGCGCGACCAGCTTAAGGCCGAGAACGAGGCGCTGCGCAAGCATCAGCCAAGCGCCGAGGTGATTTGGTGCGCGTGCGGTGATGGTCATGCAGGGAACAGCTACGGCGCCGGATTCATGGACGCCAACGGCGGCGTTTGCGCGAACTGCGACGCCGCCATGGGCAAGGGAGAGCAGTCATGAGCCCGATCATCACTCACCAGATGCAACCGTGCCCCTACAGCTGCGTTTCGACCTGCCTGGCAATGATCGTTGGGCGGCCGGCACAGGAAGTCATCGAAGAGATGCACAAGTCCTATCGCGATGGTGATCTGACCTTGCGGCAAATGCTGGAGCGCCTCGGCGTTGAATACACAGCGTTCTTCAGTCTGGACTGCCCGCCGCTGGCCGATGAAGGCGTTTATCTGTGCACGTCACCGTCGCTCAACATCGAGGGTGGCAACCACCAGATCCTTATCGAGGTCACCGACGAGGGCTACTTCGTATTTGACCCGGTGCAAGGGCGTGAGGACCGTAAATATTACGTGGCGCGTGGGCGCGGCGAGGGTATTCCGCTGGCGATTGATCTTGGCGGTTTCGTCGTCGACGCCTTTATCTCTCGTGACCACCTATTGGCCCGGCGCAACAACGTGCCTTTGGCGGAGGTTGCAGCATGACCAAGCCCGCCAAGCCCCGTCCAATGCCCGTGTACCTGGTGCTGCGCCGACTTGTCGATCCTGCCACAGGCAAGGAGGTTGCAGCGTTTGTGCCTTCCTCCGACGCTGACCGGTCGATCCTGCGCGAGCGGGATTTCAAGATCAACACCAAGATCCGCGCCGACCTCAAGCAGCCGCGCAACCCTCGGTTCAATGGATTGGTCCACGGCCTGGGCCGGGTGCTGAGCCAGAACATCGACCGTTTCTCTGGCAAGCAGTCACACGACGCTATCAAGGCCCTGCAGCTGGAGTCGGGCGTGTACTGCGACGAGGAAGCTTTCGACATCCCCGGCCTGGGCCAGCTCACCCGCAAGACGCCGCGCAGCCTTTCGTACGACTCGATGGGCGAAGAGGTCTTCCAAGACTTCTGGCGCCAGTGCTGCGCGTACCTGGTGCTGCATGACTGGCCGACCCTCACGGAAGAGCGCCTGACCGAAATGGCCGAGTTCGAAGCATTCAAGGAGGCCGCATGAAGCGCACCCCATTACAACGCAAAACCCCACTCACGTCCGGCGGGGCACGCCGCAAGCGATGCCCCGAGTGCCGAGTGATGTTCACGCCTACCCGCAGATCGCAGGCGGTGTGCGGCGAGATCGAGTGTGCCATTGCGCACGGCAAGTCCGAAAAGGGGCGGGCGATCGCCGGGAAAGCCCTGGCGGATGTAGGGCGCCGCGAGATCAAGGTCCGCAAGGAGAAGTTGAAGACCCGGGCGGATCACCTGCGCGAAGCCCAGGCCGCGGTTAACGAGTACGTACGCCTGCGTGACGCGCACCTGCCCTGCATCAGCTGCGACTCTACGCCGAACGACAACGACCTCATTACCGGCAGCCGGTGGGACGCCGGGCACTACCGCTCCGTCGGCGCCTGCCCAGAACTGCGCTTCGAACCGCTGAACATCCACCGCCAGTGCGTGAAATGCAATCGCAACCTTTCCGGCAATGCCGTGGAGTACCGCATTCGCCTGGTTCAGCGCATCGGCGCCGAGAAGGTGGCCTGGCTGGAGGGCCTACACGCGCCGTGCAAGTACACCGTGGATGAAATTAAGGCCATCAAGGCCAAATATCGGGCAAAGACCAAAGAACTGAAGAAGGGGCAGGCAGCATGAAACTCATAAACGCACGTCAAGCGTGGACTGATGCGCAGCACGAATCGAACGCCTCAATCAGTGCTGCCGCGGCTGATCGGGCCAAGTCCGCAACCGTAGTCAGGAAGGAAAAGGCAGCACTGCGAGAGATCATCTTTGCTGCCCAGGGCGAGGACAAGGAAGAGCGCATCATGGCTGTGCGCCAGAAGATCAGCATCGCTGAAACGCGCCGCGCACCGATTGGCCGCTCCACACATCGCGCAGCTCACCTTCTCACTATGGGGAAGGTACAGAAGGCAATCGAGTCGCTGCCGTTCCAGGTGCAGCAGTTGGGCCACTACCTCTACCACCCGTGTATGACAGTCGTGCACATGCTCAACGCCGAAAAGCTGATTTGGTCGGATACGGACTTTAGTGCTCTCACCGACGCCAAGGCAGCTAAGGTTCATTGCCTGATCACCTGCGCCCTGCAGTCCTACAAGGTAGAGGTGAGCGGCGGTGACCCGTGGGGCCCAGCCCGAGTGTCTGACGCCATGATGAAGCTGTACGGGGTCACCATTGAGCCCAAACACTGGGATCGTGACTGGCTCGATATCTGGAATTTCCTGCGAAAAGCCATCGAGGAAGTGGATATTCAGGCCCAAGAGCCGGTCTGGCAGGTGATACACGCGGAAAACTCAGAGGATGCGGCATAAAGTTGTTGCTATGGTGGGGAATTTGATGTACTTTTCCCACACTGCGCAACTTACCTCCAGCGCACGACCACTTCGAAGCCCGGCCACTGCGCCGGGTTTTTTATTGCCTGAGTTTCACTGCAGCCAGGGCAGCCTCACGGAAGGCCTGGACGCTGATAAGCCGGTAGTGCAGCGCTACGGAAAAACACCGGCAGCCCGTGCACCCTGACCTCACTGTGCTTCCAGGGTGGCACGAGACAAGAGCGGCGAGATCTATGCATGGGGGCGTCGACGCTGGAATTGTCTTTGGCTGACTGCGGGAAAGACCGCGCACCTATTCAGGGCCTCGACATTGATCGAGGCCTTTTCGTTTTCGGCCCCACCACACCCATTGCTCCGAGCTGGGAGTGCTGCTGGGGCTGAATTATTTGACCAGGCCGGCAGCGGCCACCTTTTCCTGATGGAGTTGCGATGGATCCTACCGACCTCGGCCCAGGCACAGCTACCTGGCTGGGCGGTACGGGCCTCACCCTTGTGGGGGGCTTCCTGTGGCTGCGTAAATTCCTGTCGAAGGATGCCGCTGATCGAGCCATGGACAACGCCGACATCTTCACCCTTCGCCGGTTGAATGAGCTGCTGGACTCGGAGAGGGTCGCGCGCAAAGAGGCCGAGGCGCGTGCGGACCAGTTCGCCAAAGAACGGAACGAGCTCGCCGCGGCAGTGGGCCGCATGGAAGGCAAGATTGAAGGGCTGACCATTCAGGTGGCGCAGCTCACGGCAACCGTTACCAGTCAAAGCGCCGAGATCGCCCGCCTGCGTACGAAGTTGGGAGATGACAAGTGATGGACAGATGCGCGATGGAGTTCATCGCTCGACGCTGGTGGCGCCGGGCAGAGATCTGGGTTATCGCTGCGTTCCTGCTGGCCGGTGGCATTGTCCTCGGTTACCAGGCCGGCGTATGGGCAGCCAGTAGCGAGCAGACCAAGCAGCTTGCCGAAGTGCGCGCCGCCTATGACGCAGCCCTGGGCAAGCGTGACCTGCGCCTGACGAACCTGGCCGAGAAAACCCAGGACGCAGCTGTGAAGGTGCAAGAGGCATCGCACTCCGCTGTCCAGGCCGCTGACACAGCAAGCAAGGCGGCCGAGAAGGTCAACGAAGCGGTAGAGCGGCAGACACCGTAATCCGCGCCACGTTTTCGAATGCGCCAAATCGTGGCGCAAGGAAAGACTATGGGTTGTGCAATCAACGTTTCTGCTACGGCTTTCCCTAAGCAGGGCTCCTATGCTGGTAGCAGGGTTCGGGTGTGCTTCAACTACGACACTTCGGCCTGTGTATTTGGGGTCGTCGTTCGCGATGACGCCGAGGTTCCAGGGGTGATGATCATCCGCTTGGAAGACTCTCGCCATGTGCTCTCCACTGAATGCCAATGGCAGCCTGTATCGGACAAGGTGGATTAATGACGACCATTGCCTACAGAGATGGCGTGATCGCCTATGACGGACGCCAGACCCGAAACGACCGCATTGTTTCCGACAGTGCACCGAAGTGCCAGGTAGTAGATGGCGTCAGCTTCTTCCTCTCTGGCGCGGTATGCGATGAGAAGGCTTTGATCGCCGCCTACTTCGGGACAGTCTCTCCAGTGCCTGTGGAGTGCTCGGGCTATGTTGTCGACGGCGGCAAGCTGATGATGGTCGGCCATGACGACAAGACGGGCATCTGGAAGCAGGAGCTCGACCTGTCCAACCCTGACGCAATCGGCAGTGGCTGCGCATACGCCATTGCTGCAATGGATATGGGTGCAAGCGCGGAGGAGGCAGTGCGCGCCGCGATGAAACGAGACATCTACACCGGCGGCACGATCCGCACTGTGATCATCAACGAGGGGATGGCTGATGCAAAGACCACTGCCCCCGGCGTCACTGCTTGAGCTGTCCGATTTATCCGACTTCGGCATCCGCCTGACCCCAGCACCTGAGGTGTGGGAATGGCTCCAGGACGAGATCCTCGCCGACACCGGCAGCATTCACAACGAAGACCATGCCCACCTACTGGATGCAGACATCCAAGTCATGTGGGCATCGTCGAGCTTCGATAAGCAGGGAAGGACAGTCTTGGGCCAGGCCGAACAGGTAGCGTTCCGCGCTGGTGGTTGGCAGAAAGCCCGGATGGAGCAACAGATGCGTGATTGGTTCGGCGACGTGCCGGCTTTCATCATCACTTTGGCTGCCGACTACTGTGCCCAGTGCAGCGACCTTGAGTTCTGCGCACTGATCGAACACGAGCTGTATCACCTGGCTCAGGCGACCGACAAGTACGGTCAACCAGCATTTACCCAAGATGGCGCACCAAAGATCAAGCTGCAGGGCCACGACGTCGAAGAGTTCGTCGGTGTTGTCCGCCGCTACGGTGCAAGCCCTGACGTTCAAGCGTTGGTGGATGCTGCAAACAGTCCTGCTGAGGTGGGGAAATTGAACATTGCGAGGGCCTGCGGAACCTGTCTGCTCAAGTCGGCCTGATTTTAGACAGGTTAAGACGGATGATCGCCAATGGCAGCTCTTCGAAGTGAGGTGAAAGCCTTTATTGTTCAGGCTCTCGCGTGCTTTGACACACCTTCTCAGGTGGTTGAGGCCGTCTTAAAAGAATTCAACGTTGTTGTCACGCGTCAGCAATGCGAATCACACGATCCAACAAAGGCAGCCGGCAAGGCGCTGGGCGAGAAGTGGGCAACGATGTTTCGTGAGAGCCGCAAGCGGTTCCGCGAAGAGACTGAAGACATTCCGATCGCCAATCGAGCCTTCCGACTGCGCGCCCTGAGCCGCATGGCTGAGAAAGCCGAAGGCATGAAGAATATGGCGCTGACTGCCCAGCTACTGGAGCAGGCTGCCAAAGAGTGCGGCGACATCTACGTCAACCGGGCCCGGAAGGAAGAGGCGGGCGACGAGCCAGTGATCCCTACCCGCATCCAGGTCGACGTGGTGGATGCGAGGAAGCCGAATGCCGAGCCTTAACGTTCCGCAGGCTCAGTTCCTAACGCTGCCCCACAAATTCCGTGCGTTCGTTGCCGGGTTCGGCTCAGGCAAGACCTGGGTGGGCTGTTCGGCACTGAGCAAACACTTTATGGAGTGGCCCGGCGTCAACGCTGGCTACTTCGCACCGACTTACCCGCAGATCCGGGACATCTTCTATCCGACGATGGATGAGGTGGCCTACGACTGGGGGCTGAAGACCAAGATCAACCAGGCGAACCACGAAGTTCACATCTACAGCGGCCGGCAGTACCGCGGCACTGTGATCTGCCGGTCAATGGAGAAGCCGCAGACGATTGTCGGCTTCAAGATCGGTCATGCGCTGGTGGATGAGCTGGACGTGCTTACCGCCGTCAAGGCGCAGCAGGCCTGGCGCAAGATCATCGCCCGGATGCGCTACAACTTGCCCGGGCTGAAGAACGGGGTGGATGTCACCACGACGCCGGAAGGCTTCAAGTTCGTCTTCCTGCAGTTCGTGAAGCAGCTCCGTGACAAGCCTTCGCTCAAAGAGATGTATGGCTTGGTGCAGGCCAGCACGTTCGACAACGAACTGAACTTGCCGGATGACTACATCGCCTCCCTGATGGAGTCGTATCCACCCCAGCTGATCATGGCGTACCTCAAGGGCCAGTTCGTCAACCTGACGTCGGGTACGATCTACACGGCCTATGACCGCAAGCTCAACGGATGCTTCGACACGGTGCAGCCTGGTGAGCCCCTGTTCATCGGGATGGACTTCAACGTCGGCAAGATGGCGGCGATTACTCACGTCAAGCGCGACCAGGGGCTACCCAGGGCAGTGGATGAGTTTATCGACGGCTACGACACGCCCGACATGATCCGCCGTATCAAAGAGCGGTACTGGCAGCACGACGGCAACGACTTCAAGAAGACCTGCGAGATCAGGATCTACCCGGATGCCTCGGGCGATTCGCGCAAGTCCGTGAACGCCAGCATCACCGACCTGGCCATGCTCAAGCAGGCAGGGTTCGCAGTCATCGCTCCAGCGGCAAACCCGCCGGTGAAGGACCGAATCAACGCAATGAACGCCGTCTTCTGCAATGCGCAGGGCGAGCGCCGCTACCTGGTCAACCCGTTCACCTGCCCAACTTATGCCGATGGCCTGGAGCAGCAGGTGTGGGGCGCAAACGGGGAGCCAGACAAGACCGCAGGCATCGATCACGCGAACGACGCCGGCGGCTACTTCATCCACCGCGAGTACCCGATCATCAAACCGGTCACCGCAATGAAAATGGGGGTTGCTCGATGACGGACGTCACTTTCACCCGTCCCGAGTACACGGCGGCGAAATACCGCTGGCGCTTGGTGCGCGACGTCTGCAAGGGATCGGAAACAGTCAAGGCTGCTGGCGATTACTACCTGCCCAGGCCGAACGCCTCGGACAAGTCACAGGACAACAAGGACCGGTACGAGGCGTACAAGAAGCGCGCTGTATTCTACAACGCAACTGGGCGCACGAAACACAGCCTGGTGGGCGCGGTGTTCCGCACATGGCCAACGCTGACTGTTCCCGGTGCGCTCGACTACGTGACGAAGGACATCGACGGGCAAGGCGTCAGCGTTTACCAGCAATCGCAGTCGGTTATCGGGCATTTGCTTGAGGTTGGTCGTCACGGCCTGCTGGTGGATTATGCCGCCGTTGAGGCTGGCACCGTGAGCAAGGCAGACGAGCAGGCCGGTCGCGCCCGCGCCAACGTCGCCAGCTATCCGGCTGAATCAATCATCAACTGGAAAACGCGCCAGGTTGGCGGCCAACACCTGTTGAGCCTGGTTGTGCTGCGCGAAAAGGTCGACGTCGATACTGATGACGGGTTCGGCAGTGAGCAGGTTGTGCAATATCGCGTGCTGCGCCTGGATGCTTCCGGCGTGTATACCCAGGAGGTTTGGGAAGAGGGCTCCAGCAAGACGGAAATGACCGTCGCGCCATTTGCCCCGCTGAACGGCTCAGGCCAGCCCTGGCGCATCATCCCGTTCCAGTTCCTGGGCAGCGAGAACAACGACACCAGCATCGACGACTCGCCGCTGTACGACATGGCGGAAGTGAACATCGGGCATTACCGCAACAGCGCGGATTATGAAGAGGCAGCGTACTTGGTGGGCCAGCCTCAACCGTGGATGTCTGGCCTCGATGAGCAATGGCGCGACCACCTCGAAAAGACCGGGATATTCCTGGGTTCCAGGGCGCCTTGGCTGCTCCCTGCGAATGGCGCGTGTGGCGTCTGGCAGGCACAGCCCAACACAGTTGCCAAGGAGGCCATGGACGCCAAGAAGCAGGACATGGTGTCACTGGGCGCGCGGCTGATCGAGCGCGGCAGTGCAGTGAAGACTGCGACCCAGGCTGACAACGACAGCGCGGCCGAGCACAGCGTTCTCTCCCTGGTGGTGAGTAACGTCAGCGAGGCTTATAGCCAGTGCCTGGTGTGGATGGCTGAGTTCGTGAATGCCACCGGCGAGGTGGTCTACAAGCTCAATCAGGACTTCAGCCAGATTACTCTGGACGCGACGATCCTGGCGGCGTTGTTCAATGCCGTGCAGGGCGGCAAGCTTCCGGAAGGTGACTTCTGGCAATACCTGCGTGATCGCGGCGTGATCAACCCGGAGAAAACGGACGACGAAATCCGGGATGAGCTGGAGGCACAAAGCACCGGGCCAGCCTTGGACGACACAGAGGTAATTCCGAATGGCGGCAAACCAAGCAATCCTTGACGCCACCATCCGGCACGCCGTCTTTCTGGAGCGGCTGAAGTCAGGGGAGGTTGCGAAGTTCGCACCCTTCCTCAAGGAAATTGACCGTTCGATCCGCGAGCGACTGACCCGGGCAGACCTGACGGATTACACCGTCGCGCGGCTGGAGCGGCTGCTGAGCGAGGTTGATAGCCTGCTGCTGGGCATCTTCGACCGGTACAGCGAGAAGCTGAATCTCGACCTGGTGGACATCGCCAATTACGAGGCCGAGTTTGAAGCGACCAGCCTGACGAGGGCGGCACCGGTCGGTGTGACCTTCGACGCGGCGGTGCCAGGTGCGGCGGCAATCAGGGCGGCAATCCTCACCAACCCACTCAGTGTGCGCGGCGCCGACGGCGGGAAGCTGCTCAAGTCGTTCATTGATGGGTTCACCACCACCGAGCGGCAGCGCCTCACAGGTGCGATCCGACAGGGCTTCTTCGAAGGCCAGACTAACTTCCAGATCATCAAGAATATCCGTGGCACCAAGGCGCTCCAGTACAACGACGGAATCCTGGCCACGACCAACCGCAACGCCGGCGCCATCGTGCGGACGGCAGTGCAGCACGTCGCCACCCAGGCGCGAATGGAGACGCTGAAGGAAAACAGCGACGTCGTGCAGTCCGTGGAGTGGGTCAGCACCCTGGATTCGAAGACCACCAGCCAGTGCCGGACGCTCGACAAGCAGCGGTTCAAGCTGGCGGAGGGGCCAAGGCCGCCGATCCATATCAACTGCCGCTCGACGGTGGTGGCGGTGACGCGCTTCAGCGCCTTGTTCGCCAAGGACGCCACTCGGGCATCCATCGGCGACGGCGGTGCGCAGCAGGTGAGGGCAGACCTCAGCTATTACGACTGGCTCCAGCAGCAGCCAGCTGCGTTTCAAGACAAGGCTATCGGCCCGGTCCGCGCGAAGTTGTTCCGGGAAGGTGGCCTGAGCATCGAAAGATTCTCCGAGCTGCAGCTTGATCGCAACTTTTCACCTCTGACCCTTGTGCAGATGAAGGCTCTTGAGCCTCTGGCGTTCGAGCGGGCAGGCATCAAATAGCAGGCAGGGCCTGCACCTACGTCTCCGGGAGACAAACAAATGGGTTTGAAATATCAGCTGGACACTCTTGACGGTCTCGATGACTCCGTTAAATCGCTCTACACCGAGAAGGAAGGCAAGTTTGTCCTCGGTATTGAAGGCCTGCCGCAACCGGAAGATGTAACCGGTCTGAAGTCGAAGGTGGAAGAGCTGCTCGGCGAGAAGAAAGCCGCGGAGAAGGCTCGCAAGGACGCGGAGGAGCAGGCACGACTGGAGCGTGAAGAAGCCGCTCGCAAGTCCGGCAACGTCGAAGAGCTCGAAAAGTCCTGGTCCGAAAAGTACAACCGCCGCGAAGCTGAGCTGAACGGCATGCTGGAACAGGAGCGTGGAACGCTGAGCACTCAGATCCGGGATCTGACTGTAGGCCGTACCGCTACTGATATCGCGTCTGCCCTGGCAATCCCAGGCAGCGCCAAAGCCCTGTTGCCGCACATCGAACGCCGTCTGAGCGTCGAGCAGCGCGACGGGAAGCCTGTTGTGGTCGTCCTCGACCAGCAGGGCAAGCTCTCGGCGGCAACGCTGGATGAGCTGAAAGCAGAATTCGCAAACGACACGGCGTTCGCGCCGTTGATCGCGGGTAGCAAGGCATCTGGCGGCGGGGCTGCTGGTGCTGGAGGTGGCGGCGGGGCCGCAAAAGGAAAAATCGGCGGCACCAAAGAGGAACGACAGGCCGCGATCGCGAGCCGGTTCCCGGATCTCCCACAATCGTAAGGAAATAACTCATGTCCCTGTCGCAAATGCAGGTTTTCAACGAATACATCATGCCGGCGACTCTTGAGACGCTGGATCAGTATCTTGCCGCGTTCAACGCCGCCAGCCGCGGTGCAATCGTGCTTTCTCCGGACGGCTTCACTGGTGACTTCCTTCAGGAGTCGTTCTTCCAGACCCTGTCCGCTGCGCAGCGCCGCGTGGATCGCTACAGCGCGAACGCCGCCGTCGCTGCCACCGACCTGACCGAACTCAAGAACACTTCGGTGAAAGTCGCCGGCGGCTTCGGTCCGATCCGCTACGAGCCGTCGCAGATGACCTGGCTGGAGCGACCAACCGCCCAAGGCATCGAAGTCGCCAGCCGCGCGTTCGCTGAAATCCTGCTGAAGGATCAGTTGAACACCGCGATCGCCGCCCTGGTTGCTGCGATCACCGCCCAGGCTGCCGCGGTCAACGATGTGTCGGCTACCACCGGCATCACCTACGCAGGCCTGAACAACGCTCACGCGAAGTTCGGTGACGCAAGCCAGAACCTGGTAACCCAGGTGATGCAGGGCACCAGCTACCACAAGTTGGTAGGTCAAAACCTGGCGAATCAGCAGCAGCTGTTCCAGGCGGGCAACGTTCGTGTGGTGGACATCCTCGGCAAGATTTCCGTTGTCACGGACGCCCCGGCGCTGATGCAGGCAGGCACCCCGAACAAGGAAATCATCCTGTCCCTGGTGCAAGGCGCTGCGCTGGTCCACGACGGTCGCGACATCATCAGCAACGTCCAGACCACCAACGGCAAGGAACGTATCGAAACCACGCTCCAAACCGACTACACCTTCGGCTTGGGTCTGAAGGGCTACACCTGGGACACCACCACCGGCGGCAAGTCGCCGACCGACGCCGAACTGGCGACCGGTACCAACTGGGACAAGACCGCCACCAGCATCAAGCACACCGCCGGTGTGGCTCTGATCGGTGACGCCTCCAAGTAACCCTGACAGCTGAGTCGGGCCCAGCGCCCGGCTTGGCGAGGACACGATCATGAGTAACAAGAACATCTGGTATCTGCCTGGTCCATTCCACCAGTACCAGGAAGACGTAAAGGCGCTGGCCAAGGCGAATGGCCTGCGCATCGTCGACGCAAGCGTTACCGAAAGCCGTGAAGATGCTGCCGATGATGTGCCTGACGTGACGGTCAAGGAGTTGCCGAAGGTGCTGCTGTTCGATGGTGGCAGTTCCAGCATCGATATTGACGCCTTTCGCGCTGAGCTCGAGTCTGTCGGCCTGATCGTCGAGTCATTCGCTGATCAAGCGCTGGCATGCCCAGAAGGCGAACTTGGCCCTATCGCTGATCGCCTGTTTCGGGTGTTCGAAGCGGTAAACACTGGCGTGGAAAGTCTCATTCGCGAGCGTGACGGTGAAGTCGAGAAGGTGAAAGTTCTGCAACTGCAGGTAGACGACCTTCTCCAGCAGGCCTACAAATCCGGTCAGGTGGATGCCGAGGCGAAAGAAATCGCCGAGCTGAAAGCC